GTTCACCGTTAGCGTGGTTTTCTGCGTGCCGGTATTCAGCCATTTCTGCGGCTTGCAGGAAAACATCAGTTCAAACTCGGCTGCTTCGAGGTTCTGGGTCGGCTTGAACTGCGTGCCGCCAACGTACACCGCTTTGCGAAAGTGTGTCGTGTCGTAGGTATCCGAAAGATTCGCGTACCCGACCACGGCGAGCAGCTTCGACTTCAGCTCTTTCGCCTTGTCCACGAGCGAACGCGAGAAGAAGCACGGGTATTTGATGCTCACGTTCTGGAGCCGCTTTGACGGGCCGAGCAGCTCCCCGTCCCGACCGGGTACGGTGATGAACTCGTACTCGCGTTCGGGGGCCGTATAGATCCCCGACCCGCTGATGTACACGTTCAGCGAGCTGCTCGTGACCGTTCCGAAAGTGAATGAATCAGGCATATGCACTCATCCTCTGCTTTTGTACCTGTGCCAGTCTGTACTGGATCTTATCCGCGAGCGCGTTCACGTCCATGCCGTCGGAGGCGTACACGTTGATCGTGATGTCCCCCTGTGACGCTGCCGAGATGTCGCGCATCAGCTGATCACGTCCATAGACGATCTCGCCCGACCCGCCGCCGTCGCCGAACCCGCGCCCGCCGACTACCGTCGGAGAGGTGAACAGGTACGGGTTGTCATACGCTTTTCGATACCACTCGACCGAGATCTTCGGCAGCGTTACGCCAAGAACCGTCCGACCGTCCGAAACGCTGAAGTGCGGGAGTTTGATCTTCGGGAGCGACCAGTTGAAGTTAAAGATATTCTTCAATTTGCCGACGATGCCGGATACATAGTTCCAAATCGTGGTGAATACGCTCTTTATCGTGTTCCAGATGTTATTGACGAGATTGGAGGCGGTCTGCTTCATCGACTCCCACGCGCCTTTCCAATCGCCCTGAATCAGTTTTACGACCGTTTGCACGATCCCGCGCACAGCATCAAGCACGGTCTTGACCACGTTTTTGACGATCTCGAACGCGCCCTTGATCGCTGGTGCGAAGATGTTGCACAGCTCCGTCCAGATTCCCTTGATCAGCGTACCGCTCGACTCGAAGTTGATTCCGAGTTCAGCCAATGCTTCTTTGATCCCGGTCACGCACTCATTCCACGCGGTCTTGATCTCTTCCCAGATCCCGATGATGCTGTTCCTGAACTCCTCGTTCGTGTTCCAGAGCGTGGTCACGATCCCGACTATCGCCGTGATCGATGCGATTATGATCCCGATAGGCCCGGCGAGCGCGGCGATGACCGGCGTAAGTGCGCCTATCGCGGAGATGACCGAACCGATGATGATCAGGAGCGGCCCGATAGCCGCGACCACCAGCGCGATGGTAGCGATCATCTGCTGCTGCTCCGCATCGAGCGAGTTGAACCACGTCACGACGCTCTGGATCGCCTCGGCGACCTTGGATATGACCGGCGCGAGTGCTTCGCCGAAGCTGACCGCCGCCACGTCGATGGAGGACTTCAGCTTCTCAAGCGAGCCGCCGAACCCGCCCATCATGGCGTTCGCCATCTCTGCGGTCGTGCCCTCGGTCTGGAGTGCTTCGGAGAGCGCGTTCACATCCTCCGGGGCCGTATTGATCAGCGCGAGCCACGGGGCCATCTGGTTTTTGCCGAAGATCGCGCTCGCGGCAGCGATCTGCTCGGACTCGCTCAACCCCGCGAAAGCCTCGTTCAGTTCTTTCTGCACGGTGACGGAGTCTTTCATTGACCCGTCCGCGTTCACGATATTGATGCCGAGGCGTTCCATCCACGTCGCGCCATCTTTCGCTGGCTTTACGAGGCGTGCCATGCCGGTCTTGAGGGATGTCGCAGCCTTGTTCGCGTCGATGCCGTTGTTCGCCATCACGCCCATGTACAGGGCCGCGTCCTCGACCGAGTATCCAGCCGTCGCGAAGATCGGAGCCGCGATGCTCATCGCCTCGGAGAGGCTGTTCACGTCAAGCGCGGAATTATTGCACGCGTTCGCAAATACGTCCGCGTACCGCGCCGCATCGTCAAAGGATCCGTGGAACCCGTTGATCGTCGCGATCAGTCCCGCCGAGACCGTGTCAAGATCGCCGCCCTCACCAGCCGCAAGATTCATCGCTGGCGCAATGGTGTTCGCCGCTTCTTCAGCGGAGAGTCCTGCGCGTGCGAAGTTGAGCATCGCGGTCGCCGCGTCGCTCATTCCGTAGGTCGAGTTCGCCGCCGCCTCTTTCATGGCGCGGTTGAGCAGCTGCGCTTCTTCCGTCGAGTTGCCCATTGTGGCGTTGACCAGCGTCATGGTCTTGTCCACTTCTGCAAACTTCGACACCGCCACGGTCGCCGCCGCTACGATGGGAACCGTGAACGCCTTGGTCATGCTCTTGCCGATCCCGGCTATCGCGTCCCCTGTCTTGGTGAGCTTCTTCTGCGTCCGCTTGAGAGCCGCGTCAAGACCGCTCGTGTCGCCCATGATCTGGACGATGATACCCTTGATATTATCGAACATAGTTAGAACCTATCAAAATCGTCTTGGTTAGCCAGCTCCCGCCACTCGCAGCCGTCATTCCCCGACTCGACCAGTATATCGGTCACGTCCCGGTATTCGAGGAGCATCAGGTCGGTTATTCGGAGTCCGACCTGAAGACAGCGCAGAAGAAATAACCCCGTCGTAAAGGGCCGCTCCGTCAGCCTTCCTCTTTTTTTGGCGCACTGGCCCCGCGCTCCTGTGCCGTGTAGATCGCGGCGATGTCCTGCGTCGCGCTCATGATGTCCATCGGCGCGAAGCGTTCGCACCACTTCAGGAAGTCGGCTTCTTTCAGCTTGCACAGATCCTCGAGCGACTTCTCTGCGGTCATCGCCATGATGAAGCCCATCTTCGTGAAGATGAACACGTCGACCGGGGACTCCTGCGTCTTAAGCAGAAAGTCCTCGTTAAAAACCCGCTTATAGAAATAGGGAGATGCCGCGTTAGCGGACATCTCCACTACTTCGGAACCGATAGTCACTGTTCCGTTCATTCAGCACCTCATCAGGTCGTTGCCGTGCCGGTGTAGACTGCGACCTCCCAGTCGCTGTACACGCCCGCGTTGCTGTCCGCGACGGTCTCGGCCTTGACTACGTTCTTTCCGAGGACGGTGTTCTTGACCGTTGTCGCGGTGATCGTGAGGGTCTCCGTCTGCGGCTCGACCGTGTCGGTCTTGGTCGCTCCGGCCTGCGTCGGGCGCGTGACGGTGCAGTTGTACAGGACGTGCTTCGTCGCACGCAGGTCGCCCTGAAAACGGAAGATCAGCGCGAAATGCACAGCCTCCGCTTCGGCGTTCTCGAACAAGATGTCCTTTCCGTCGACGATATAGCCGAGGATGTCTTTCTTGAACGATTCAGGAACGACCGCCATCTCGAAGTCGCCCTGATAGCCCTGATTGGTCGAAGTCACATAGTAGACGATGTTATCCGCGTAAAACGGAGTATTCTCGCCCTGCGGTTCGAGCGACAGGTTGACCGCGCCGGGGATCGGTTTCGGGGATCCGTAGGTCGCCGTGCCGTCGCTGCCAATGGTCGCGACCGCATAGTAGCAGTCGGAAAGACCATACTTGATCTTGTTTGGAGTGTTAGGCATGATTCAATTCTCCTATGTCGTTACTACTGGTTCTTCCGGGGTGATGATCACGTCGGACTCATACACCCGCAGATACATCCGCTCATCGTCCAGATAGTCGCCCTCGGACACCCAGACGATCCCGTCCTCCGCGAGCTTGCTCTCGACAGCTGCCTCTGTCTCGAAGTCGCGGTCAACGGTGTACAGTTCTATCCGCAGACGCTCGATCTTTTGATAGTTCGAGTTGTCCGCTGTGAAATCGGAGGAGTTCCCGCACAGCCAGCAAATGAACGGCGGGCCTTGCAGGGTTGTCTTGAACTCGTTGTACGCGCACGGCAGACCGATCTCCCCGATCATGGTCGCGATCTGTTTATAGGTCATAAGCTCCTCTTGATTTCCGCTACATACTCGTTGATGACCATTTCCTCAACCGGTTTGATGTGCGGTCGCCCTTTGACGAATCCGAACGTCCTGCCTGTGCCGTTTCTGGAAACGTGGCCCTTTTCGAGTAGGTGCGCCAGTTGGTAGTGTGTTTTGTTGTAGACAACGGCAGCGTAGTCCGCGCCGCTCGTGATGGTCTTGAACTTGACCGTCCATCCCTTGCGGTACTTGTTCCCGTTGAACTTCGCTTTCGCATTGGCGCGGATCGCGACCGCTGCTTTGTTCGCGATCTTCTTTGTCGCTTTCTTGACCGACTCCGCGCAGTCGCCCTTGTACTCTTCGAGGATCTCGTTGATCGCGCTGTTCAGCCGGTCAAGTGGTACTACCTTGGTTCGGGGCATTCACGACACCGCCCTTTCGCTCCGCGTACAGCTCGATGATCTCGTTCCGGGCGCGGTATGTGCGGTATATCGCGTACCGCTTTCCGTCGTACTCGACGATGCTCTCATAGTGGTAGTCGGGCGCGAACACGCGGAACACCAGTTCCGGGTTGAGACCGTTTCTCCCGCCATCGAAGAACTCCGTGCGCGTCACGCTGTCGACCTGCGCGTATACCTTGCGTGAGGACTCGGTCGGGATCAGCTGCCCGTAATCGTTCGCAGCGAAGCTTTCGTCAACGAGCGTGATCGGCGTTGATCTATCCATTCTACGACCCCCAGTTCGTGAACCCGGTCGCCGTGGAGAGCTGCGCTTTCTGCTCGTCGTAGGATCGCTTCAGTCTGTCGTACTCGTCAGGCTCGCCGAAGTTCGTTTTGCAGTAGGTGATGATCGCTCGGTTCACGATAGGCTCGTCAGCTGACGGGATCGCAACGCCCGCGATGCCCATGTCCTTTTTTGCCGCTTCGATCAGCGTCTGGATCTCCGTATCAAACTCGGTCGTGACTACCCGCATGGCGAGCTTGACCGCATCAAGAGTGACCATTGTCCCGTAACCACCTTTCACGCTCTTCGGGATAAATAACGATATGCCCCACATGACCGAGCCGAACGCCCGGCTCCGCGTAGATCTTGTACCCGGCTTTCTTTGCACGGATGCAAAACGCGAGGTCTTCTCCATACTCGCGCATCGGGAGGAAACAGGTGAAATTCTCCACCTGCACCGCTTTCAGGACTTCCGTATCGATCAGCACAGCCGCGAACCCGCAGCCGTCGATCTCGAACGTGTTGTGCGGATACTCGCCCTCCCAGCGTTGGAGGTTATTGATGTCGAGGTTCTTGAACACGCAGGACGAGTAACCCGGTCTCCTGCTGTGCGCGATCCCCGTCACGAACTTCTTGCCGCTGAAAGACAGATCCTCGAAGATCTCCGGCGTG